CGATGGCGAGCGCCAGCACCTGCACGGCGCGCTTGCCGCCGACCGAGGTCGTCGAGAAGCGGGCTTCCATGTCCTTGTCCTCGCCGTTGACGCACTTCAGCGACATGCCGACCTGCGGCTCCCAGCCGCGCTTGGACTGCGGCGGCGCCGGCTCCAGCTCGGGCAGCGGCTGCTGCACCGACACCATCTTCTCGCCCAGCACTTCGCCGTCGCCCCAGGCGATGTAGCCGTGGGTGAAGCTGAACGGGTTGATGGCCCACAGGCTGTCGGCCTCGACCTCAGTCTGGTCGGCGCCGAAGACCCAATGGCCGGTCTTGTCCATCTTGAGGATGACGGTGTTGCCGAGCGTCGTGCCCGTGTTGAGCGCCCGCAGGGACTGCGAGAGCGACTGCACGGACGGCAGGTTGGCGTTACCGAACTTCGTGACTTCGTTCATTGTACTGTCCTTTCGCGTTTAGACGATCTTACCAAGAGCAGCCGCCAACTGGCGGCCGATCTGCAACACGGGAGGCCGGGGATCTTTCTCCGGGGCCAGCGTGGTGCCTGTTGAAACGGCGACGACCAGTTCGTCCGGCAGTTCGATCTTGCGCTTCTTCAGCGCCTTCTCGGCCTGCGCCGGGCTGACCAGCTTCATCTCCGTCAATTCCGTTTCGTCGAGGCCAAGCGCCACGAGCGCCCACAGCGCCTCGTCCGCGTTGACCCACTGGCGGGTCGCGCGCTTCTGCACCAGCTTGAAGCCGGGCACCGGCTCGCCGTTCTCCAGAAGCTGCTGCGCCAGCGCCCGCACGCTTGCAAGGTAGTCCTCGATCAGCGGCGCCTGCTCCAGCATCTCGCCCAGCCGGGCGGCGTCGATGTTCTGGAGGCTGGTCTTCAGCGCCCGGTCCACGGCACCCGTCAGCAGCGGGCAAACCGGCTTGGCGGCGCACCAGCGGCAATGGTCGCCCGTCTGCATGGACGGGTCCGGCCCCAGCGCCTCCTTCACGGCCGCGAACAACTGCCGTTCGAAGTCGCGGATGCGGGCGGGCGTCGTGCGCCACCACTTCACAGGCTTCGCCGCTGTCGGCTGGACGATGATGCACTCGATGCTGGTAACGCCCTTGAAGGCCCAGGCGACCTTCGGCGTCCGCATCGCCGCCGCGGCGTAGAACATCGCCTGCGGGTTCTCTTCGACGGCGACGTCCACGCCATCCCCGAACTTCCAGTCCAGCACGATGGCGGTGTCGCCAATGCGGCCGACCAGATCGGCCGAACCGAAGACGCCGGGCAGCGCGTCACCGAAGCCGACGACGGCCTCGCACTCGTAGGTCATGTCGCGGCCGGGGTCGATCAGATCAAGGGCTTCCAGCGCCGGGCGGATCTTCGTCTCGATCAGATCCTGCGTGACGGTCACGTCGTTCAGCGTCTGGCCGATGAACTCCTCGGGCTGGCGGTCCTGCGTCAGCACCGCCTCCATGATGGTGTGGCAGAGGGTGCCTTCGTCGGCGTAGCGGGAGGAGGGGCGAAGCGGCATCTGCTGCACCAGCTTGACCGAGCCGGGGCAGGCGATGACCCGCTTGGCGGTCGAGCCGCCGACGATGTTGGAGTGTGCTGCCATCTCGTCCTCTACTGAACCTCGCTTGCCCGCATCCTATGACAACAGAACCTGTTGTGCAAGAGGTTCTGTGATGCTATCCGTCGGACATGCGCGAGAGCGAGATTGAACGCCATCTGGTCTGGCATGTCACCCGGCTGGGCGGCGTCGCCTACAAGTTTCGGTCGGTCACCCACCGAGGCGTGGCCGACCGGATCGTCTGCCTGCCTGGCGGGCAGACCTGGCTGATTGAACTGAAGACGAAGGGCGGGCGCCTGTCGCCGCTCCAGAAGCTGTTCGCGCAGGAGATGGAACGCATGGGGCAGCGGTACGCCTGCCTCTGGACGAAGGAGCAGGTGGATGCCTGGGTTGCGGCCCTACCAGGATGATGCGGCCGACTTCCTCTACGAGCATGACCGGGGGATGATCCTGGCGCCCGTGGGGGCCGGCAAGACGGCGATCACCCTGACGGCTATGGCGGCGATGGTGGCCGACGGCCACGTCAAGCGGTGGCTGGTGCTGGCGCCGAAGCGCGTCTGCACCGACGTCTGGCCGGTCGAAGGGCCGAAGTGGGCGCCGGGGCTGTCGATGGCGGTCGCCGTCGGCACGCCCCGCCAGCGGGCTGCGGCCTTCGCGTCGGACGCTCGCGTCGTCGTCACCAACTACGACAACCTCCAGACCGCGCCGCCAGATCTCAGCGGCTTCGACGGCATCGTCTTCGACGAGCTGACCCGGCTGAAGAACCCGTCGGGAAAGCGGTTCAAGGCGCTGGAGAAGAACATTGAGCCGTTCAACGTGCGCTGGGGCCTGACCGGATCCTTCACGTCAAACGGCCTGGAGGACGTCTTCGGGCAGTGCAAGATCGTGGACCAGAAGCTGCTGGGCCGGTCGAAGGGCGCCTTCCTCCAGAAGTTCTTCGTCTGCCTCAACCGCGAGTACGGCGAGTGGATGCCGCGCAAGGGCGCGCTGGGCGCCGTCATGGACGCCATCCGCCCGGCCACCTACGTCCTAGAGCCCGGCGAGTACAAGGACCGCCTGCCGCCGCTCTACACGACCGAGATGCGCTGCGACCTGGCTGACCGCGCGCCCTACGAGAAGATGAAGAAGGACTACCTCGTCGAACTGAGCGGCCAGCAGATCACGGCGCTGTCGGCGGCGGCCGTCACGACCAAGCTGCAACAGATGGCCAGCGGGTTCGTTTACAATAGCCGGACCCTAGCGCAAGAAACGGCCGGTAAGTTTGCGGTAGAGCAGCAGGCGGTCTGGTTCTCGCCGCACAAGTTCGACCTGCTGGACGACATCCTGACCGAGAACCAGCGGGACAACACCATCGTCGTCTACAACTACCGTGAGGAGCTGGCCGAACTGCTGCGCCGCTACCCCAACGCGGCGACGCTCGACCACCCTGACGCCATCACCCGGTGGAACGCCGGCAAGATCGAGCTGCTGCTGATCCACCCGAAGTCGGCTGGGCACGGGCTGAACCTTCAGCACGGCGGCAACAAGATGGTGTTCGTCTCGCTGCCCTGGTCGTTGGAGCTGTACGAGCAGACGGTGGGGCGGCTGCACCGCGGCGGCCAGACCAAGCCGGTCTGGGTCTACGTGTTACTAAGTAACAAGACTATTGACGAGCGTATCTGGGCCGCGCTGTATGACAAGCGGGCGGTGTCAGACATTGCCTTGGATGAGTTGAAGGGAACACCGACGTGAACTGGCGAGAGCTGAACGCCCGACTGGGTAGCCTGCGCGAAGACGAACTGGAGGGCATGATCCAGGAGGAACTGCGGGGCGAACGACGCCCCACCCTTCTGATCCGTATGCACCAGCGGTTCACCGTCCTGCGGAACCTCCGCGAACGGCGCGAGATCTTGAACGCAGCTACGTCAGAAGCCCGAGCGCAGTAGCGTAGCGGGCGCGCACGTCGTCGATCCCGATAAGGCCGCCGTTGATCCGCTGACGGCAGCGGTCAACGGCGCCTGCGTCAGCCAGGTCGTTGCAGTTGTTGGCGTGCCAGAAGATCGCGGCGCTTTCGGCCGCGCCCTCCCGCGTCTCGATCCACTCGGGCAGGCTGTCCACCGGCCGGTTCACGATCTCAGCCAGGCGCTCGTAGTTATACCGGCCCGTGGTCTGCATCAGACCGCGGCCGATGAAACGCCAGCCGTCGCCGGGGTTCTTGTTCCCCATGCGCCCGCCATAGGCCGCCTCGGCAATCGCCTTCTGGTCGGCGGGCTGCTTGTCAGTGCGGCCCACCTCGGCGGCGTACTCCGGCGTAAAGTAGCGCGGCCATTGTTTCACCAGAGCCTCGGCGCGGTAGTTGAGGCTCTCGCGCAGCTTCCGGCCGCCGGCCGTCTCATGGCCGGTGTTGGCGAGGAACATCGCTACGCGCTTCGACGTGTTGATCTCATACTGGCGGCAGGGGCCTTCCAGCGCCGCAGCCCACTCGGCAGGGTCTGACCAGTTCAGACCCTGCATCAGCTTCGCCGTGATCACTTGCGAACCATCCTGTTCATCGCTTCGGTCTTCTCCTTACTGCCGGCGCTGCTGCCGAAGTAGTAGGAGACGATGGCGCCCCAAGCGGTGCCCAGCGTGCCGAGCATGACCAGCAGCGCCTCGCCGCCCTGCGCGGGCAGGCCGTAGGCGATCATGTAGCCCAGCACCCCAAAGAAGCCGAGCGTGACCGCCGCCGCCAAAACGCGGGGGGTCCAGTCGCCGGTCTTCACCTCGCGCTCGCGGGCGCTGCTACGGTCGGCGGCGTCGATGCGCTGAAGGTCGATCTCCAGCTCGCGCATCCGCACGGCGAAGTCCTGTTCGGCCTTCTTCAGCGCCAGCAGTTGATCCGGCGACGCCTTCGCCGCCGCGTTGATCAACTCGTCTTCGGTCCCGTCAGGCTTGCCCAGCAGGGCCTCGGAAATGGCCCGCGTGGCCATGCCAGCGAGCGGCCCGCCGACGGCGGTGGCGATGGATGGGGCAACCGTGCGGACGAGGTTCAGAAGCTGGTCCATCAGTCGCGCTCCTCTTGGGCGCGCCCCAGGCGCAGGCCGCCGAGAAGGCCAACAAGCGCGCCGACGATGGTGGAGAAAGCAGGCCCCAGCACCTCAAAGATCTTGTCGTTGTTGACCTTCTCGTCGAAGAGGCCGAACAGCAGCACGAACACCATGGCGAGCATGACCATCGCCAGCGTGTAGATTGAGATGAGCAGGATGTGCCGCTGGACGACCTGCATCACTTGTCAGCCTTGCGATCCAGGCGGTCGAAGATGGCCTTGAGCATCTCCTTCAGATCCTGGATGTCGGTCTTGTAGTCGTCCTTGCTGACGTACTGCGTATGAAGCGCCCGCTCCAGATCTTTCATGTCGTCTTGCAGCAGGCGGATCGAGTCCCACACGACCTTCAGCATCCAGCCCATCGCCGCCCCGGCCACGCCGATGACGAGGTTCACGAGATCCTGCGACATAGGCGGCAACCCTTAGCGAGCCATGGCGTTGACGTTACCCGACGCGCCGGCCGGAGCCATAGCGTTGGGTGCCGGCTGACGGTCTTCTTCCTCGCCCGTAACCGCGCGTCCCGCCGACCCAGCCAAGAAACCTTGAAGCCGGCGCATCACCATGTCCTGCTGTTTAGGTGTGCTTATCGGCGACATCAGCGTCGAGAACAGCTCCGGGTTGGTGATCGCGTCCGACAACAGCCGCTGCGCGCGATCCGTCGTCATCTTCGCCAAAAAGCTACGCACAGCGCCGGTAGCGATGGCCGACTCGGCCAAGCCAGACACAGTTCTCGCGGCGACAAAACGGCTGACCAAGTCGAGCGCCTTGGACGGGATGTCCTCAATAACGCCGCCGCGCGCGGACGCGCTGCGGGCGCGCTCCAGCGCAGTCAGTTCCGTGCCAATCTGTCGCAGCCGCTGCAACGCGGGGGCGTCGAACACCGCCCCCAGCGCCGCCACCTGCTTGGGATCGTTCAGCGCGTCCATGATGGCGCTGCCGTTGAAGACCGGCCCATCCGGCGTCGTCTGCCGCGCCCGCCCAAACAGGTTGTCGATGAAGGCCCCTCGCAGCCCCGACAGCGCCTGGCCGGTCTGGTCGCGGTCCACGGAGCGGCGCAACGACGCGGCCAACGCCGCCGGATCGTCGGCGCTGAACACGCGGTCCACCTCTTTGCCCGGCGCGGCGTTGAGGAAGCGAGCGACGGCGCTCTCTGGCCGTTGGTCGAGCAACCGCTCTACGCGGCTGTCGTCCCGCCGAAGCAGCCCGCGCTCCACGCCAGCTTGGCGAGCGGTCAGCGTCTCCGCACGGCCTTGTGCCGTCATAGCTTCGGCCAGTTGGTTGCGGACTTCGGGGAACCGATCCAGAAGCGCGGCGTTCCGGCGCATCCAGTTAGTAGCCGACTCCGGCTTCAGCCGCCCTTCACCGGACACCGCCGTATTGCGGAAGGACTGTGTGAGGTAGTTCTCAATCGCCGTGCGCGTCTCCGGGCTGTTGCCCGTTGCAACCAGCAGGTCGCGGGCCGCCACATCCGCGCGAGGACCGCCAGACCCTAGCAGGCGCTCCAGCGTCAGTTCTGGCGCTACGCGAGGTTCCGATCCGCCGGTCGTGCGAGACAAAACGGCCGCCTCGCCACCACGGAAAACTTCGTTCACGTTCTTGCTGTGTTCGCGCGCAACGGCGTAAGGACCAGCCGTCTCCGGCAGGCTGTTCAGCGCGTCCAGCACGTCGTCCGCAATCCGGCCAGCAATACGGGCCTCGTTGCGGCGGCCGGCGTCGCGGGCGGTGCGCTCAATGTCCAGCAGTTCGGAGCGCAGTCCTTGCAATTCAGCCGGCGTAGCTGTGGCGCCCAACCTCTGCGATGCCTGCGGCGGCTGCGGAAAAGCGCCGGGGTACAGCGTATTAAGCTGCGACAGCACGGCGTCGGTCTGCTCGTCTGGTGCCTCTCGACCCAAAAACCGCCTAGCGTAGTCTGGGATGTTATGCCGCTGCGTGCGGGGCGTTTCCTGTACCAACGCAGCAAACCGTTCAAACAGCGGCGCGGTGTCGATCCGCACGTCGCTAGGGATCGAGTTCCAAAGGATGCGCTCCTGGTCGCGCGCGGCCTTGTACGCCTTATCAAACTCCTCGCGGGCGATGCGCGACGCATCCGCCGCTGGCGCCCCCGGTTCCAAAGCTGCAATGCGGCGGCGGGCTTCCGTTTGGGCCTGCTCAACACGGGTGTTCAGCGCGGTAGTCAGCCGAGTAACGCGGTCCTCCAAGAACGCCCGCGTGTCCTCAGGACGACCACCCAATGCACGGGCCTCGGCCAACAGTGTGGCTTGCGCTGCATCTGCCCGTTCACGCAACTGCCGAGCGATGGCGGGGTTCTCTGCGGCGACGGCGCGCTCAAGATCCAGCAGGTTAGCTTCGCCAGTACGCTGCGCGGGGGTGAGATCGCTGATCGTCGGCGCTGCGGCAGCCCGAGACGCCGCGTAAGGATCTTCGACCAAAGACGAGAGCCGCTCAGTCGCACGCCCCCGCGCCCCGGACGGCAACACCGACTTAGCCGCATCAATGACCGTCGCAACACCAGGCGTACGCAGCAGCAGGCTAGGCGCCTGCGCGACCACACCGCCGGTCAAGCCGCCGCCGAGTTCAGCCAACTGCGCGACGGGCTCGTTGCCGGGGTAGTTCTGCTCCGCAATGTAGCGGCCAGCGCCGCCGCCAGCGCCAGCGGCGACTTCCGTTCCTGCGGTCGTAAACGGCGCCGCTACTGGCGCGCCGGCAATGGTTCGCCCTACGCGCGAAACCAGCGGGCCACCAACTCTAGCAGCAAGGCGCGCCCCAAGAACCGTAGGGTTAAGCATACCCACGGCGCTACCAACGCCAGCCGCTGCGTACTCACCCGGCGTCTGGGGTGTCGCTCCGATTTCTGGCACCATCGTCACGCCAGCCTCGCGGCCAGCCCGCGCCATGCCGGCCTCAATGCTGGCCGAACCGCCGAACGGCTGATCGCTAACCGGCACGCCGGCCATGCGAAGGACTGAGTTAACAAAGTCAACGGGCATGCCGAGAGTTTCGGCAATCTGGCGGTTAAGAAACGGCATTCGGCCTTCGCCGCGTCCAGTCGGTTCTCGGCGGGGGCCGGGAACGCCGTCGGCAGGCATTTCCTCCAGCGTAAAGCCGGGCGGCAGCGCGGCCGACGGAGCGGCGGAAGGTTCGTCCAGCGTAAAGCCGGGAGGAAGCGCGCCGCTCATCGCACAGGCACCCACCGACCGTTTTTAAACTCAATTCGTTGGCCGTTCGGCCCTGTGGCCGTTTGACCTTCGCGGAACGTTGTCGGGGTCTGGGTTTGCGGCTGCCCCGTGCGCGCAGGCGAAGGCGTGCCAGTAGGCGCCGGTTGATTGCCGCCAGTCGGCGCGGCGTTTGCGCCGGAAGCGGTTTCAAACTGGTCTGCGCGGGTACGAAACAGACGAATGATTTCGCGCGCCGCCGCCAGTCGAGTTTCGTTCGGGACCGTGGAGTCGGCTAGGCGACCTGCGGCCTCTCGGTAAGACTGCGTGTCAGCGTTAGACTGCGGGCCTTCAAAGCGCGGCACCATTTTGGTGACGACATCTGCGATTGGCTGCAACGCTCCGATAGCGACAGCACCGGACGTAGGCGCGTTGAAGAAGTCAAAAAAGCGATCCACGATGGCGTTAAGACCGCCGCCAGTAGACCGTTCCAAAAGACCGCCGCGCTCCGTAATGCGCTCCAGCTCGCTAATGGCGCGGGTGAGCTGTTCTTGCTCGCGCCGTTGAGTTGCGGCCGAGCGAGCTTCCAGCGTGCCCGCTTCTCGCGCGCGGGCCTCACCGCCCGCCTGCGTAATCGCTCGCACGTCGCGCGCCGCCGCCGCCGCTTCAATCGTCGTTGGCGCCGCCGTAGAGACAGGGGGCACTGCGTTAGGACCAGCCGCAAGCGTAGACGCAGCGGCGCCGGGGAGCATCATGTTTGCCGGCGGTGGCGCTGCCGGCGCCGTGGCTTGCGGCCGGCGCAGATCAACGGGCGCGGCAGCTCGCGGAGCCCCGCCTCCCGGCACTACCTGCGTAAAGTAAGACTGGCCAGTGTCGAGATCCGTAATCATGGGGAGGCCCTCGACGACACTCACTTGCAGGCGAGGCTGGCGCCCGCCGGTCAAGCTAGTTGCGCGCCCACGCATGGCCTCCTGCCACTCAGGCGAGCCGGGCCGAATACCCGCGCCAAGCAACGCCCGTTCGAACTCGTTCGGGCGCCCAGCAGCGGCGCCTTCTGACGCGCGGCGGATCAGACCTTCGGCGCCTTCGGCCATCCGCAGCACGTTCTGCGGGCTGAACTCGCGGGGGATGGAACTTTCGTACTGCGGCAGATCCCGCACGGCCGCAGCGCGCCAAGACGCCCACGCCTCGGGCGAGTTGACGCTGGCCAGCAGATCGCGGTGCATCTTGAGGCGGTCCACCTGGGCCTGCGCGCCGTACCGTTCCGTCTGAGCGCGGATGCGGGCGCCCTCTAGGTTACGCTGCTCGATCTGCTGCGCCATCATGGGCGCGGCCCGGCGAAGCTGGCTAAGACCCTCCGGCGTGTTCAGATCAACACCGGAAGCCATCAGACCGCGAAGCGCGTTACGCTCCTGCGCCGTCTCCTGCGCCTCGGCCATCCGCATCCGGTTCATCTGGATGTTCTGGGCCTGCCCGTAGATCTGCCCAACGTCGGGCATCTGGAAGGGGCGGACCTGCAAGGCGATGGTGTTATCAACCATCTTAGAAGACCCCCTCCATGACGTTGGCTGGGCCGCCGCCGCCGAAGCCGCCGGGCTGCATGTAGCGGTACATCATGTAATTCGGCACCGCCTGCGACAGCGCGCCCGTCAGGGCGTTCGTGGCGCCGACGTAGCCCGAGGCGCGAGCCTGACCAGCACCCGCCATCCCCGCAGCCTGAGCAGCACCAGCGCCCATGTACGACCCGGCCACGCCGCGGCCCAGCTCGCCAGCGGCGCCCGTCAACGTATTCGTGCTGGTTTGGCCAGCACCCATGAGGCTCTGGAGCGGGTTGAGTTGGTTCGCGCGGTTGACTTGGTAGCGATTGAAGGCGTTCTGGTACTCTTGCGAGGCCAGATCCTGCCCGAACCGCTGAACGCCCTTAAGCGTCGTGCCCGACAGCAGGCCGCCACGGGCCGCTGCCGACCGCTCCAGGGCCTTCATGCCCTCGCTCATGCGGAAGCCGTAGCCGGGATCGGCCTCATAGTCGGCCATGCTAAAGTCGCGGGCGTAGCGGCCATAGCCGGGGGCCGTCGGTTCGCCGGCCAAACCCAACAAGGCCATCATCCGATTTTGGGCAGTAAGACCACCCTGGCGGAACGGCTCTTGCAGCTCCACCTGGCGCTCAAACATCTCACGCTGAACGTCGGCGGCGCGATTAGCGGCGGCGGTCTGCGCGTCGGCGGCGGCGCGAGCGGCGCTGGCTTGCGTGCTTGCGGCGCGGCTGGAGCCGAGAAGACCCGCGCCCGCGCCAAGAGCGGCAGAGCCAAGAATGGCGGTTTCGATACCCATTATGCGGCCCTTCCGACACTACCGTCGTCGTAGACGTTAAACCCTAACCGCCGAAAGATATCAAACATGTAGTCGTGCCCCGGCGCGATACGGCTGAACGCGCCTTCATCCGCAAAAAGTTGCGCGATCACGCCTTTGGTCGCCCACTTCTTTCGCCACTCCGGCAGGATGGAGACGTGGACCTCTCCGTCCTTAAAGTAGGCGGCGCCGATGCGCTCGCCGTCCCGAACGATAGCCTTTACCGTCCAATCTTCCAGCGCGGCTTCGTACGCCTCGTAGTCAACCGGCGAAGACCAATCAGTCGCGGCATAGCCTACGGCCAGCCCCGCCTTTCGGTCGTCCACCAGCGCCGTCGGCATGTTCGCTCCCCCCGTCAAAGCTTAATGCACGCCAGCAGCGCGATGTTGCGCGGGCGCGTCTCGGTGCCGCCCGTGGCGTTGGTCGTGAAGGCGTGGTTGTGAGCGCCTGCGGGTTGAGTCTGGCCTATGCCAAAACTCCCGCCCACCGTATTGCTAACGGCGGCGCCCGCCGTATCAATGTCGTTATAACCGTGGGTGTGGTCGGGGGCCGTGCTGGTGGTGCCAGTGTGGGTGTGGCTCGCTAATGCTCCGCTCTGGAACGACCCAATAGCGCGCCCGCTATCCACGCCGCGGCCATCGTCCCAGCTACGCAAAAACTCGCCGCGCAAGTCGGGGACACGGAAGGTCGTGCTGCCGTCGCCGGTCGAAAACGCACCCTGGTTGTTGCTCGCCCAAGTCGCGTCGGACACCAGATTGCCGCTGGTCTGCGCAAAGGCCCACAGAGTAGCGTATGTGGTGCGGCTCAACAGAGCGCCATCGGCCTCGATCCAGCCCGTTGGGGCAGTCGTCGCGGGAAAATACGCGACGATGCCAGTAAAGCCCGCAACAGAGAGCGCCGTCACCGACCCCGCCGTCAACGACCCAGAAACCACAACGTTCCCGTTTACGTCGAGCGCCGCTGTCGGGGTCGCCGTCCCAATACCGACGCTACCGGCGTTGTCGATGATAAACGGCGTCGCGTCGGGGTCCGCGCTATCTTGCACGCGCAAGACCGGGCCGGTGCCGGTCTGCGTAATCTTAAGGGCCGCCGTCGGCGTGTCGCTGTCGATGGTGACATTGCCCGACAGGATGGGCGAGACGGCCGATGTGGGAGCCGAGATGTAATCGACCGTCCAGATCTCGACATCGTTAACGTCGGTCAAGCGGAACTTGTACAGCGCGCCACCAAGCCAGATGTTTGCCTCGCCGCGCGAGTTAAGAATGACCGGATTGGTGTTAGGTGTAGCGCCCGTGTAGTCCGTGAACGTCGCCTGCGGCGTCGTGGTGCCAGCAACGTAGGTGTAGACCTTGCCGCCCGAGAGAGGCACGCCGGCCGCCGTTGTGAACTGCATCTTAGGCTGGGGGGATAAGACGGCCATTATTCACCTATGTTCGCGGCAACGGTGAGGATAACAGAAGGGACCGCCGGTGAGAAAGCGGTAGCTGCGGAGGCTTGGATGGCCACCGTCGTGTTATCCGTCGCCCACCGCAAGCGAAAATAGTCGTCCGTGTTCATACGAAGAAAGAAGTTCCAGGCGGCCAAATAGGCTTCGCCAGCACCTTTCATCGTAATCGTAGTTGCGGACTGCGGGACGGCGGTTCCGTTGACGTCAGCCCAAATGTAGACGGTTTTGGCGGCGGCGTTTGTGCTTACAAACTGCGCCGAAAACTGAAAATTATACAGACCGGGGCGATCCACATAGACGCGAGACGTAGGTGTCCCGAGGTAGACGCCCTGGCTGTAGTCGGTTTTGTTGAACGTCATCGAGTAGGCGGTATTGGGCGCTGCCGCCGTCTGCGTCGTCTCGTCGTGAAACGCGCCGTTGCGAAGCGAGCCGCTGCCTAGGATGGCGAACAGATTGTAGAGGTAGCGATACCACGGCCGCGAAGGGTAAGGCACCGGGTCTTCAGCAATCGGCACCCGCGCAGCAGGGATCTGCGTGATGTTCTCAGGCACGGGTCGGGCTCGCGATGAGTTCGGCGCCCATGATTGTGATCGACACGGGGTCGGTGCCGGAAATCTCGTACACGCGGTCGCGCAGCTTCATCGTCATGCCCAGCCGGCGCCAGATGACGCGATGGCCGGTCTGACCGATACGGCCCATCGACCGCCAATGCTCGTTCGACCAGGTGTGGCCGCCATCATCCGACCAACGCAGCATGACCCTGGGGGTCATGGTTGTCGAGGTAGATGTCGTAGCGTAGAGGAAATCACCGTTTTCGGTTAGCAAACGCTCATCAGACTCGGTGGTGATGTACGCAAAAAATTGCTCGGCTTGAGCTTGGTCAATTGCGTTAGCCGGCTCATCAAGGCCGACGCCGCTTTCGCAGTCAAGCTGAAGACTGTGTTGCGTCGTGCGAAGAAGGGTGTTTTGGCCGGTGGCCAGCGCGCGCCACGACCGCAGCCACTTCTGGATAGATCCCGCCTCTGTGTAGACTGAGAGGTCATAGGCGAAAATTGCGCCCGTAATATAGTCGCCGACGACAATCTCGTCGCTGAACGACATCTGGTTATTGCCGCGGTGGCGGGTGAACTGGTTGTTCAGCCAGCCAGCGCGCTGATGCCACACCTGCGTGGCGACGTCGTACACCCAGGTAATGTCGGCGGTCGGGAAGTTCAGAACGTAGAAGGAGTGGCCGTCCTGCTGGTAGGTGTAAGCGGTGGCGTCAGAGATGTCGGAATACTGCTGGATCTGCCACTCAACCGAGTGCGTCGAGATCCGCTCGCCGTTGTAGCCCTTTGACCGATAGACGATACCGCGCCCGCGGGCGTCCGCGCCCAGCCAGAAGACGCCGTTGTCCAGCTTGGCGACGGAGAACGGCGCAGCGCAGCCGATTTCGTTGAACGCGCCCTGGATGCGGGCCAGCGGGAAGTCAGGAAGCCCGGCGTTGTACCAGACCTCCACCGACGTCTCACCAAACAGCCAGACTTCGCGGTGGTCCACGATCAGCGAGACGAGGTTGTCCGGCGAGCCTTCGGCGCTGGCGAAGTCGAGCGGGTCAACCGACGTACCATCAAGGAGCTGCGTTACCCAGAACTTCTGGCTGTTCGGCTCGTTGAAGACAAAGTAGCCGTCGATGAAGCCCACGGTCGTCGCGCCGGGAAAGTCCGGGTCGGTGATCTGGGCGAAGACGTCCGTGTTGGCGTTGTAGATGAAACCGTTAGCGCCAGCGGCAATGAACAACTGCGTACCGTTGTCCACCATCGACACCGGGCCAGCGCCGGTAACGGTGCCCTTGATTGTCGCTACCCAAAAGGGGTCGATCTTGTACAGCTTGTCGCCGGACACGGCGTAGCCGTACCCACCAAACGTCCACAGCCCCCGCACCGGGCCATTGCCGAGAGTAGCGAGCAGGCGAAGACCAGGCGCACGCTGGAGAAACGCCGGTTCTTTACCGCCGCTTGCCTCAGGCACGATCTCGGGGAACAGGTTCACCATGCGGTTGTCCGCAGCATTGACGCTGCGGGCCACATAGGAGGATCCGAGGATCGGCGTCTTCATCAGTAGTTGCCAGCGAAGATGTTGTACCGCTGGCGGGTGCCCACGATGCTGTAGGGCAGCGCCATCACATCATCCGGGTTGTTGATCCGCTTGAGGTTGCGCTTTGACGCCATAGCGATGCGCGACACCTGAGGGGTCGGCTCGACGCCAAACTCCGGCGCCATCTCGCAGGCCAGATTGTAGCGGAAGGCGCGCAGGTAACCCGGCGGGAAGGTCAGCTCAGTAGCCAGATTGGCTGGCTGGGACAGCGGCTGGACCGAGACGATGTGGAACTCCAGCACCTTCGTCGGCACCGGGTAAACGTACATCTCGATGTTCGGATACGTCATGTTGACCCACAGCACCTGGGGGTAGGTGCTGGTGACGGTCTTCACGGCGATGCCGTTGTACTGCTGCTGATTGATCAGCTTGAGGCCATAGGAGATGCCGGTCGCCGGGTCGCGGAAGTAGGTGCTGTCTTCCACCAGGATTGGGCGGTCGCCCACGATATCGCCGGTCGGCCCAAAGGTGCGAAAGAGCGCGCCGGGTGGCCACGTCTCTACTTGATCAATGGTCGAGAACACGGCGAGGCGTTCGGTGTTCCAGCTGTCGATCATCTGGTTCATGGCGTTGAGCGCGTCTTGAGACGTCTCAGAGGACGGCGTTTCGCCTTCGGCCAGCACGCCCAGCAGGCGGAGCGATCCGTTGATGATGTCGCCTGCCGTGGCCATGTCAGTCGTCCTTATTGGCGCGCGGGCGGCCTCGACGGCGCGGGGCCTCAGAGGTCATTGTATCACCACCAGCGGCGCGTGCCAGCATATTGACGGGGGCCGCGTTTGCCTCCGCCATCCGCGACCAGCCGTTCTCCTCGTCCTGTTCGGCCTCAAGGTCCATGAAGGCGACCTTAACGCCGTGCCGAGGGTGTTCAAGGTAGATGACTGGCATGTGAGCCTCAAAAGGTCGGCCCCCTGCCGAAGCAGGGGGCCGGGTACATTACACGACGCGGTAGAGGGTCCAGGCGCCGGCCGCAGACTTGCGGGCGACGAACTGGGCGCCGGTCGTGACCGGGACGGTCATCGTCAGCGAGCCCGTGATCGTCCAGCCGGTGTTGGTGGCGATGATCGCCGTGCCGGAAGACGTGCCGAGGTTTACCAGGCGGAAGGTGAACGCCGTGCCCACCTTGTCCGAGTTGGACAGG